GAAAGTTATCCACAACTAACTACAATTAATCTTATTTAGTCCTTTACTATCCCATGTATATATTATAAAAGATAATTAAATGAGAATGGTGCAACATTCTCCGAGTATGGCTGAACAACTGTAACAAGGTAGTAAGGCACGTTTCTCACAAGGTATGGTCGCATGACTGAGGGTGTGAGAGTTGGTACTGAAGTACTAGTTAACATAGGAAATGTTGACTTGTCGGGAAAAGGTTGGGGGTAGTCAAAGAACCCCCCTACTCACAAAGAAAGGATAATATGTCACTAGAAACTAGACTTATTAAGCTAAAAATGAAGTACGATAAGCTTGCGCTCCGTGAACCAAGTTCCGAGCAACAAGTACTAAATCGCATGATCTGGGAAAGATTAAAGAAAATCCTAGTAAAACGCTATGGGAGGTATGACTAATGAAAGAAAAAATATTTAAAGAAAAAGGCTATACAATAAAAATTTGGGAACAAGCTCCAGATATG